AACGCGGAGCAGAAACAAAGAAAAAAGACATACGACGAAATTATGCGGATGGATTAAGGAGGTGAGGAAATGGCTGTAAATATTGGCCCGCGGATAGGCGTTGAAGGTGAGCAGGAATACCGCCGCCAGATGCAGAACATCATACAGAGTACCAAGACGCTGAAAAGCGAGCTGACTGCCACTGAATCGGCCTTTAATAAAAACGATTCCGCGATGAAGCGGGCGTCAGAGCGGGCGAAGCTTCTCAGGGACGCCATAAAGAGTCAGAAGGAACATATACAGCAGTGTGCGGATATGGTCGACAAAGCCTCGCAGAAGTATGGTGAGGCGGATACACGCACGCTCAAATGGAAGCAGGCACTTGCGGACGCACAGACAGAGCTCAGCCGCCTGAACGGTCAGCTTGCTCAGAATAATCTGCTCACCGTATGGGGGCAGGAAGTCGAGAAGCTGGGCGATAAGGTCGACAAGTTCGGGCAGAAAATGTCACAGGTCGGCGGGTCACTTACGACGGGCGTATCGACTCCCATCGTGGCCGCGGGTGTAGCATCTACCAAACTCGCCACCGGCCTTGAAGACGGTATGGCGAAGGTCTCGACCATTGCGGATGAGACGGAAGTTTCCATGTCCGACATGGAACAGTCAATCAAGGATCTTTCTGACGCGACGGGAATCGGTGCGACAGATCTAGCAGAGGCAACCTATCAGGCAATTTCCGCGGGGCGTTCAACCGGCGAGGCCGTGGGATTTGTCGCGGATGCGTCCAAGCTCGCAAAGAGCGGCTTTACCGACGTAACGACATCTGTTGACACCCTGACCACGATCCTCAACGCATACGGCTTGTCTGCAGAGGATGCGACGTCTATCAGTGACAAGCTGATTACCACACAAAATTTAGGTAAAACTACCGTCGCGGAGCTCGGACAAAGTCTGGGCACCGTAATCCCGACGGCGGCGGCCTATGGCGTTAACATCGATAACGTCGCGGCGGCATATGTCGCAATGACTAAGAACGGTGTCAGCACGGCAGAATCCACGACCTATCTCAACTCGATGATCAACGAGCTGGGCAAATCCGGAACGACGGCATCTAACATTCTCAAAGAAAAGACGGGTAAGTCTTTTCACGAGTGCATGGATGAGGGCATGAGCTTTGCCGATGTCCTGGCTATCGTCGTTGAAGGCGCGGAAGAATCGGGCGTTGAGCTTGGCGATATGTTCGGCAATGTCCGCGCGGGACGTGCGGCTATGAACATCGCGGCGAATGACTCCAAAGAATTCTCGGCGGCACTCGAAGCCATGGGCGATTCTGCAGGCGCAACGGATACAGCTTTCAAAAAGGTATCAGGTACGACAAGCGCCAAGTTCAACAAAGCGATCAATCGGATAAAAAATTCCGGAATCGAAGCTGGTCAGGCGATTCTTACGGAATTCGCGCCGGCGATCGAAGCGGGATTTAATAAAGTCACGGAAGCAACCTCGGCATTTAACGCACTGAGCGACGAAGAACAGCAGAACGCAGTCAAGTGGGCGGCTATCGTCGCGGCGGCCGGGCCATGCATCACGATCATGGGTAAAGTCACCTCAGCGACCGGCAAGGTCATCAGCGGCGTCGGTCGCGCCGCGCAGGCAATCGGTGCATTATCCACAGCTATTGAAACGGCGGGCGGCTTTTCGAATTATTTGGTCACGGCTTTGACCGGTACAACAACGGCGGCGGGACTTGTCATCGGTCCGCTTGCGGCACTCGGCGCGGTTATGGCCATAGCGGGCGAAAAATCCCGCGCTATCACGGCAGAGCAGGCGGCATTTGCCGAAGAGGTCGACGGCGTAAGTTCGGCGGCCGAAGCGGCTGCGGAGCATGTCGGTCAGGTGGGCGATTCCATCGAGCAGAGCGCCGGCGGTATTGAAAGCGCCGGGTCGAGTTTGTCTTACTATCAGGATATGCTTAATTCCTGTTATGACGCGGAGGGCAACCTGAAGGAAGGCATGGAGCAGACCGCACAGTATGCTCTGAATGAATTAAATACGGCCATGGGCACCGATTATAGCACGGAATTCGTCGCCAATGCGGAAAGCTCAAAGGCGGCTCTGGAAGAAATCAATGCGGCTATTGATACAAATATAGCCAAACTGAAAGAGCAGGCTATACAGCAGGCGTTCCAGGGCGATTATACCGAGGCGCTCAAGGCACAGGCCGAGGCGCACAGCGCATTGACGAATGCCGAGGACACCTACACGGAAGCGGTACAGAATGCCAAGACCGCACAGCAGGAACTTAACGAAGCTCTGACGGCCTCGGACGCAACGACGGGTAAAGGCATCGAGCGACAGCAAAAGGCAACATCAGCAGTCAACCGAGCAAATGAAGCACTGGATAAAGCGGCGAGCGCCTACGAGACAGCAAGCGAAGCGGCGGCCGAAGCGGATGCACAGGTCAGCGGACTTGACAGCACGATGCAGACGCTTGCCGAGGGTACGCCCGAATCGGTAGACAAGGCCGCGGAAGCCTATGCAAATGTGGGCACAGCGGCAGAGGAAGCCGGAGCGACAGCCAGAGCGGCAACAGCCGAGACAACGGCTCAGACTTCCGCTGATATGGAGGCTATGCGGCAGGATGCGTTCGACAAGATCCACTCTATCGGTAACGAGAAAATCAAACCGGAAGTCGATTCGACCAGCGCATCAGCGTCGGCGTCGACCACAGCCCAGAACATGCAGGATATCTTTTCCCGCTTACAGCTCAAGGGCAAGGTGAGTGCAGTTGATGGCGCACCGCTTGCGGCGAATCGCGCCAAGAGCCAGATGAACAACATCATCAAGCAGAGCATGTCCGGCAACGTCAATAAAGTAAATGGCGGCACGTCCGCGGCAACGACAGCCAAAGCGGGCATGATACCCATTATTACATCACCCATGCAGGGCAATGTAAGCACGGTAACGGGCGGGCCTGCGGCGGCAAGCTCGGCGCATGGTCAGATGGTGCCCATCATCGCTCAGCCGATGAACGGTCAGGTAGGCAGTGTCAGCAATGCGGCGAGTGCGGCAAGCTCAGCCTGGTCAACCATGCAGAGCATTTTAAGCAGACCGCTTTCCGCGGTGGTCAACGTCGCGCAGAACATTACCCGTACAGTCAGCGAGGTCGTCTCAAGGGCAACCGAACACGCGGAAGGCGGATTTGTCAACCAGGAGCAGCTCTCTTGGCTGGCTGAAGGAAATCAGCCTGAAGTTGTCATCCCGCTATCACAGTCGAAACGGGCGCGGGCATTTGAACTCTATAAGAAGACCGGAGCAATCCTCGGATATCGCAACGATGAGGGCTACCTGAGCAGCTACGGGTCCGGAGTGACTACCAATATGGGCGGCGTGACGGTCAACGTATACGGCGCTGAGGGGCAGGATGAATCGAAGCTTGCGGACGAGGTCATCGACCGCATCACCAATATGATCAGTATCAGATAAGGAGTGAGCATATGGGGTTTTTCGTTTTAGACGGGAAAGCGTCGAGTGATTTCGGCGTCAACCTCTCCGGAGCTTCCACATGGGTAACTCCCGAGAGAATCGTTGAAACTGCCGAGATACCGGGCCGGAACGGCAAATTGATAACTTATGTCGGTCAGTACAGGAATGTCGAAATCTCATATCCGGCATGGATTGCCCGACGATTCAACATGAAATTCGATGCGTTCTGCGACTGGTGGAATGCACACACAGATAACTATTACATGCTGACCGACACATATCATCCGGAATACTACCGGATGGCGCGGTCCATCGGCAAACTCGATCCGGAAGTCGGCACGATCGGACGGAGCGGAAAGTTCGAGCTGTCGTTCGACTGCAAGCCGCAGAAATTTCTTCGTGACGGCAACAATGCGCGGACGATTGGGAACGGTGAAAGCATCGTTCTGAGGAATCCGACCGATCAGGATGCCTACCCGCTCATCGTTGCCAAGATCGCGAACAGCACAGACAGCATTCTGCAGATCTATCAGTACGAAACGGACACATCGTACGATCAGCTGACTTTCGGGCATACCTTCGATGCGACAAGCCTTAACGGATTCGAGATCGTGTATGATACGGAAATCTGCGAGGCAACATGTGCCATCGCCGACGCGGATCCGGTCAGCGTCAACTCCATTATCACGGAAGACCTCGAGAACGACATGACTGGATTTTACATTCCTGCGGGCGATACGGTCGTGCTCGAAAGCAACCAGGGCGAATTTGACATTTATCCGAGGTGGTATCGCATATGATTCCGAGACTATACGACTTTGATGAACTCGCGTTTACTTCCCTGGGCATCGGTCCGATGACGGACATCATCAGCTGCAAGACCACGGAGGTGCGAAACGGTGAATGCCTGCTCGAAGCAGAGTATCCGACAAGCGGACTTCGCGCGAGCAGTATTTGCGAGCTCCGCTTTATCGGCGCTCCGTACGATGACACGAACAAAATACAGCCGTTTTTAATCTACAAGGTCAAGCGCGGATTGAAGACCATGAAAATCTATGCCAAGCACGTCGGTATGATCAATAACAACTTGTACATCGACGGGCGCATGAATACGGCCATGACCGTAATACAGCGGTTTGCACAACTGAAGAATTCAATCATCGGATACAGCTATGTGTCAAACGGCACGCGCGTTTACCGCTATCCTGGCCACGCTTCCGTGCTCAGCTACTACACAGATATCGGTGATGAGATACAGACAGATATCAAAACTCCGGTCCGCGTAAGGGATTATATTCAGGGTGCGGACGGATCCATTGCGGATTACCTGGAATACGGCGAGGTCAAGTACGACAAATGGCAACTGCAGTTCCTGCGGGCGCGCGGGAGCAACACGGGCGTAGTCTATCGGTATGGTGTCAATATTAAGGATATCGAGGGCGAGACATCCAGCGCGGAAGCCTACACGGGTGCGGTCATCTACTCTACATTTGACAACGATTTGAATTATAAGCCGTACTGGTGGACGGAGAACAGCACGACACCGGTCGGAATCTTGCCGAACTATAAGCTCGTCGATTTGACGCCGAAAATGAAAGCGGATACCGTCTTCAGCACGCGCGCCGACCAGCGCAATACTGCCGAAATGAAAAAGAAATACTGGACGGTGGCGAACAACATTACGCTGACAGGCTATGAGCTGTCGAAGATGGCGGAATACGCGGGCAGGATACCGCCGAGACATATCGGCTTGTGCGACACGATAAAAGTAATTTATGAGCCGCTGAACGTCTCACAGAATATTAAGGTGACAAAGCTTGTGTATGACGTCTTAAAGGAGCAGTACACGTCCATAACACTCGGAACGATCAAACAGCGGCTGAACGGTACGCTGAGAAATCTTATGCTTGAGTACGCGGCAACAGTGAGGTGATAAAACATGATAGTATACAGACTTAACACGGTCCCGCGTTACGATCGGGCGCCGGTGGTCGTGCACGCTAATCAGTATGACAGCGGTGGCGTATGGCGCTTTTTCGTGACGGACGGGGACATGATCTTCAACATGATCAATGTCACGGTCACGCTGAATATCCATAAACCGGACGGCACAGTCTATTCCGGCGAGGTGGTCGGCGGCATCAGCACGAGTGGCTACGTCAACGTGCCCATAGAGGAGCAGATGACGGCCGCGGCCGGCGAGGCGGTTGCCGAGCTCGTCTTTGTCGACGATGACGACAATCGTAAGTCAACGGCAAACTTTGTGATTGATATTGAACGCTCACCGCTCGATATGGACGGCGTCGAATCAGAGAGTTTGATCAACTACGTAGAGGGGAACCGGACAGCGGCAGAGGAAGCGACCGAAGCGGCCGAGGCGGCCACAACGGCGGCCACAGCGGCAGCCACAGCAGCGCAGACAGCCGCGCAGCTTGCAGGAGCATTCAACGCGAAGGTCAAGGCCGCGCTTATGGAAGTTATAAACCACATTGCCGCATGGACCGACGGAAACGCAGAAACGTATCGAAACAACTTGATAGATGCCATGTATTCCGACAGCTACCCGGCGCTTGTAGCGATCTTCCTTCCGGGTGATGCGGTCATTTATACAGATGATAATCTCGAAACCGTCAAGCTGCATCTGGTGGTCATGTATCGCGAAACAGCTACATCTGATGCGGTCACGCTTTCCGCGAGTGACTACACGTTGACCGGCACACTGACTGACGGTGATAATACACTCACAGTCACGTATAACGGTCAGTCAATCAACGTTGTCGTCCCCGCAGTTGACTGGCACAGTATATCATCATGGAGCATTGACGCGGATACGAACACGGAATTTGTTGCACGCGGATCCGGAACATACAATTACAGCGGAACAGAAACATCTACTGCCGGCCTTACAATCGCAGACGGTACAAGATACAGCGCGGTAACGACCAGGGGAGAGCAGCAGCTGATCAATGCCGGAAGAGGCGGCACGTATCTGCCGGATACAGGCTACTACCCGATACCGGTCATGACCGGCGCAACACAGGCAGTCGGAAGCATAACGCCGTCAACGCAGTATCTCGCTATGATCCTGTGGAACTACGACAGCGCGACAGGATACTACACACGCCTCGCAAGCACCGGATGGCATCAGGGCAGTTATACGATGGATCTGAGCAGCTACAGCGGGAATTTGTATCTGACAGTCGGCTGCAAATACGATTCGGAAGGCGCGAGTTACCCGACGCCGCCTGAATCTGTCGGCATAGCATTTTCGTAAGGAGGTGAGGGAACAATGTTTTATAATTTAGCCGGTGACCTGATCGTGTCCAAAGCGGACGCTGCACTCGGTGACGCGCATCTCGATTACGAATATGATGAGGCAACAAATGCAAACTATACCGTGCTGCGAATCTTCCAGA